TAATGACCAATGTGTAATACCAAAAGAATTCATTGAAGTGATTAATAGGGCATCAACAGAATGAAATACATTTTACTAATCCTATTAATGTTATCTGGTTGTTCTACAACTGTTCCGGTTGTTGCTAAATTTCCTGAAGCTCCAGAAACAATGCTCCAAGGATGCCCTAAATTAACTAAATTAAAAGACGATGCTAAATTGAGTGACGTGGCCGACCTAATTGTAAATACATACACCTTGTATTACGAATGTTCAACTAAACACGCCGGTTGGATTGAATGGTATAATGCTCAAAAAACAATTTTCGAGGAAATTAAATAATGGAATTCACCAAAGGCCAATTAAAACAAATTATACCAAAAAATCCACATGTGGACCATTGGTATAATGCATTGTCAAAATTGTTACCTGATTATGAAATAAACACACCTGAACGCATAGCCGCATTTTTGGCTCAATGTGCCCATGAGTCTAATGAGTTCACTGCGCTTAAAGAAAATTTAAACTACAAACCCGCTTCTTTACGCAAAATTTTTGGTAAGTATTTTCCAACTGACGAACTTGCTCAAGATTATTGCAATCGTCCAAACAAGCAGGAAGCAATTGCCAATCGAGTATACGCCAGTCGTATGGGTAACGGCGATGAAGCTAGTGGAGACGGGTTCCGTTACTGTGGGCGTGGTCTTATTCAGCTAACAGGCAAAGACAATTACACCTGGTTTGCAGCAAGCCTACAAATTACACCGGAAGACGCTTCAGACTATCTACAAACTTTTGAGGGTGCAGCACAATCTGCGTGCTGGTTCTGGGAAACAAACACACTCAACGTTATTGCAGATAAAGGCGATATTCTCACTTTAACCAAACGTATCAATGGTGGTACAATTGGATTAGAGGATCGCATACGACATTATGAACATGCGCTACATGTTTTTAAGAGTAGCTAACATGCACATGGACAAAAAACTTCTAATTGGTGGTTTAATAGTATTAATCATACCACTTACGTTGGCATTTTGTGGGGGAGATAGGTTTCGTTATCCTTGTCAAAATCCAAAGAATTGGGATAAAGATTCTTGTAAACCCCCTATCTGTGATGTTACTAGAACGTGCCCAGAACACATATTTAAAGGCCAACGTGATCCTAGATTAGGACCACCTCCACCAACAATGCCGGCTGAACCAGTAGCACCAAAAGGAGTTAACTGTGGAAAATAATTTTTCAATGTATACCGAAGAACAGTTGATGGCTCGTTTGAAGTTTTTCATTGGGGTTTGTTTGGCTCTAACGTTAACTGGAATTATTTTTGTTATATTGTATTCAATCATCTTTATTACTCAACCACTGAACGCTATTAGCCCTATTGATCAAAAGTTTTTTGAAATGATTATACCAATTGCCACATTCCTGACAGGTACATTATCGGGTATCATGTTAGCCGGTGGTGACAAAGATTTAAAAGCTAAAGCAATGGATGCCGCAAATAAAGCACAACCTGTTCCAGCATCATTGCCGGTTGGGGGCTTGACAAGTGCTCCTGTTTCTGCGTATAATGGCGGTGTTCCTTTTTCAGCACCATTGGTTCCAACCGGTCAGATAAATACACCAACGCCTGGACCTATTGATGTTGTTGTTGGTTATGGTGGCAGAATGGCTCCTCCAGCAGCACCTCAACCATTGATTTAAGGACCTACCATGTTTAAGAATATCGTATTAGCATTATCTTTAGCAATCTATTCAATTAGTACATATGCCACACCAGAAGTAAAACCTGAAACAAAGAAGGTTTGCCAGACTCAAAAGGATGCAAAGGGTGTGGAAAAACAAGTTTGTAAAAATGTTAAAATCCATAAAAAACTTGAAGGAACTCCAGTTCCAGTAAAAAATGACAATAGAAACTGACATTAAAGTGGACATTGGAGTGTTAAAGACTCAAGTGTCGGCTATAATGTTGTTATGTTCAAAGTTGGATCAAGTTATAGAAAAATTGATAGACCAACATGACCGGCATTTGGTTAAGGTGTATGAGGATATGGATAAACGCCGAAAAGACACCGAGACCGACATTAAAGAAATACACGAACGTATTGATGATGTTCTTGAAAAAGTCCAAGGTACTGAAAAAGCCTTATTGGACGAAATGAAAGCTTTGCGTAAAGAGATGCAAGACCACAACGCAAAAGAAAAAGCCTCCTTGGATGGATTGCTCCAATGGAAGTGGATGATTGCCGGCGGTATACTTGCGGTCTCATGGTTGCTTTCCCACGTAAGTTCTGATACAATGAGTTTTTTCCTAAAGTAATCTTTTCTCCTACATTATGAGCGTTTTCATTGACCGCAAGTTCCTCCTCCAACTGTCGCCGAAATTGCAGAGATTCGTCAAGAAAAAAGACGACTTATACAATTTCCGGTGCCCACTCTGTGGTGACTCACAGAAAAACAAAACCAAAACGCGAGCATACGTATATCGCAAAAAGAATAATTATTTCTTTATGTGTCACAATTGTGGTGCTAGTACCTCATTTTTCAATTTCCTAAAGCAAATTGATCCCAATCTAGTGAATGAATATACGCTAGAGCAATATAAAGAATCTGGTAAAGCTAACACATCGGTGCCAGATTTGGTCAATGTGCAATCTAAACCAATATTCAATAAGAAATTGGATTTGCCGACGATTGAATCTTTGCCTGAAGACCATTTTGCTAAATCATATGTGATTAATCGCAAGATACCTAAATCCCATTTCACACATTTGTATTATGCAGAAGATTTTAAGAATTTCGTAGATGCATTCGAAATTGACAAAGATTTAAAACCCAATGATAAGAGGCTCGTTATACCTTTTTATAACAAAGAAGGAGAATTGACTGGATTTCAAGGTAGAGCTTTAGGTGAATCAAAGCTACGCTACATCACAATTAAACTAATGGACGAAGTTCCACGTATGTTTGGAATGGATCGAGTAGATGAAGAAGATGTAGTATATGTCTTTGAAGGTCCTATTGATTCCATGTTTATCAAAAATTCTGTTGCAGTCGCAAGTTCTTCATTAGAGTCTGCATCTGAATTTTTAGATAAATCTAAATTGGTCTTGGTGTTCGACAATGAAGCTAGGAATAAAGAAATATTGAAATTGATGGAACACGCCATTGACAACCACTATAATGTGGTTATTTGGCCTGAAATGATGTATGAAAAAGACATTAACGAGATGATCCTATCAGGATTTGACACCGATGAAATTTCTGATATAATGAAGAAGAACACGTTTGTCAATCTTAGGGCTAAAATGGAATTTGTGAATTGGAAAAAAATATGAATGTAAATTTGATATCGTACTCCCAAGGTGTAAATGGGATGAATTTGTTAGAACAAGTGGCTTATGCTGCCAGAGTATCTAATCCAACTAACCAGAGCAACATGGAGACTGCAGAGAAGTTGGTTAGATATCTGATTAAGAACCAGCATTGGTCTCCGTTGGAGATGGTCTCCGTCTGTTTGGAGATTGGAACTACAAGAGACATTGCTCGGCAGATTTTGAGGCACCGGTCTTTTTCTTTTCAAGAATTTAGCCAACGTTATGCTGATGCGTCACAGTTAGGCTTTAGCTTTCGTGCAGCAAGGATACAAGATACCAAAAATCGCCAAAATAGTTTTGAACTTGATGTTGAGAATGATGGGCAATCGATATTGTCTGGTACATGGCAAAACAAACAACGACAAATATTGGAATTGGTACAAGAAAGTTATAATTGGGCTTTAGACAATGGTATTGCCAAAGAACAGGCTAGGGCTATTTTGCCAGAGGGCATGACAAAATCACGTATGTACATGAATGGAACTTTGAGGTCTTGGGTTCACTATATAGAACTCCGAACCGCCAATGGAACACAAAAAGAACATCGAGAGATTGCAATGGCGTGTGCGGATGCAATTGAACCAATTTTCCCAATGATTAAGGAATACACAAATGAATAGTTACAGTGATGTGAGTAAATTTATGATGGCTTGTGATCAGAAAGAAACTGGATTTGGGAATCAATCAAACCTTTATATGAAATTGATTAATGAAGAATTTAGTGAATTGGTTGAAGCTATGTGTAAACATGATATGGTTGAAATTGCAGACGCATGTGCAGATTTAAAATGGGTCATTGAAGGGCTAGAACATACATTACAAATTCCACAACAATCAATTTGGGATGAAGTTGCTAGAAGTAACCTAAGTAAGATTTCAGAAACAGGAAAAGTTCTAAAGCGGGCCGACGGTAAAGTAATAAAACCAGAAACTTTTTCACCACCAAATTTAAAACAATTTATTTCGTAGGACAATTATGATCACAGAACAAAATAATAATATGGACATCACACAACAAATACTTTCACAGATTACCATCTTTCAAAAATATGCAAAACATATTCCATATCTAGATCGGCGCGAAAATTGGGCCGATCTATGTCAGCGTAACATGGATATGCACATTCAAAAATATCCAATGCTCACTTCTGAAATTAAAAAAGTATATAAAGATTTTGTAGCACCAAAGAAAAGTCTGCCTTCAATGCGGTCAATGCAATTTGCTGGAACCCCAATTGAGTTGAGTAACAATCGCATGTTCAATTGTGCTTATGTTGCTGCTGACCATCCTGCAGTTTTTTGGGAGACTATGTTTCTATTGCTTGGTGGCACTGGCGTTGGCTATTCGGTACAAAAACGACATATTGAAGAATTACCAGATGTTCTTGGACCCACAAACAAACCCCGCAGATTCCTTATAGGAGATAGTATTGAGGGTTGGGCTGATGCTATTAAAGTCTTGGTACGTTCTTATTTTGAAGGTAAGTCTGAACCAGTATTTGATTTCAGGGATATTCGTAAGAAAGGTGCTAAACTAGTAACTTCAGGCGGCAAAGCACCTGGACCAGATCCATTGCGGATTTGTATTGACCATCTTAGGTCTATTTTGAATGGTGCAATTGGTCGGAAATTGAGTTCATTGGAAGTGCATGATATGCAATGTAGAATTGCAGATGCGGTATTGGCTGGAGGAATTCGGCGCGCAGCAATGATTGCACTTTTCAGTGAAGATGATTTGGATATGCTCACATGCAAATCCGATTATAATGGTAGCCCATGGTATGAACTTAATCCACAGCGCGGCCGTGCAAACAATTCAGTAGTACTGAAACGTGGCACTGTAGATAAAGAACAATTCTTAGCTCTTTGGAAAATGACTGAGCGTTCCAAGTCGGGTGAACCCGGAATCTTCTGGACGAATGACTACGACATTGGTACCAATCCTTGTGCAGAAATTTCATTGAAATCATGTCAATTTTGTAATGTGACAGATGTTAACGTGGATAATGTCACCAGTCAAGAGGACCTCAATGATAGAGTCAGGGCAGCATCATTTATTGGCACACTACAAGCAGGATATACAGACTTCCATTATCTTCGTTCAATTTGGCGTGAGAACACAGAAAAAGATGCTTTGATTGGTGTGGGTCAAACCGGCGTCGGTTCAGGTAAAGTGTTGCAGTATGATTTGGTTGCTGCAGCAGAAGTTGTTAATGTCGAAAACGAACGGGTGGCGGAGATTATTGGCATCAACAAGGCCGCAAGAACCACTACATTGAAGCCTGCTGGAACTACTTCGTTAGTTGTAGGCTCGGCTTCCGGCATCCATGCTTGGCACAATGATTATTATGTTCGCCGTATGCGAGTAGGTAAAAATGAGGCCTTGTATACATACATGAACAATAACTTCCCAGAATTGATTGAAGATTGTGCATTCAAGCCGCATTTAGAAGCCATTATGAAATTCCCACAAGCTGCACCAGCAGGATCAATGATCCGAACTGAACCAGCATTGCAACTGTTGGAACGGGTTAAACGTTATAACATTGAATGGGTTGGCACCGGTTACCGGAATGGAGCCAATCAACATAATGTATCTTGTACTATTTCCATTAAGGATGATGAATGGGATACTGTTGGTGAATGGATGTGGAACAATAAAGATTATTACACGGGTATTTCTGCTTTACCGTACGATAATGGAACATATATCCAAGCTCCGTTTACCGATAGCACAAAGGAAGAGTTTGATGAATTGATTAAACTGTTCCACGATATCAATCTAGATGATGTCCTTGAACATGACGACAATACCAATCTATCAGAAAACCTTGCGTGTTCTGGTGGAACTTGCGAATTAGTATAAGGATAAAAAATGAAAAATAAAGTCGTAACGGGAGATTGTTTATTATGTGAATCTACATATGCAGTTGAATATGTTGAAGAGTTGACCTCTGAAGAAATGCCTGAGTTTTGCCCATTCTGTGGTGAACCCATTGATGAATTATCTGAAGAATATATAGAAGATGATGACTTCGATGAAAAAGAAACGGAATGGGAATAACTTGGAATTATAAACAACTTGAATTTTCAGAAGATTTAATAGGCGATAGTTATGGGTTTGTTTACATCATAACAAATTTGGAAACCGGGAGAAAATACATTGGAAAGAAATTATTCTATTTCTCCCGGACCAAACAAGTTAAAGGTAAGAAGAAACGCATTAAAGTGGCCAGTGATTGGAAAACTTATTACGGAAGTAGTGACGAACTTCAAAAGGACGTTGTTCTGTATGGAACAGATAAGTTTGATCGTGAAATATTACATCTATGCAAATCTAAAGGTGAATGCAGTTACTTGGAGGCAAAAGAACAATTT